TCGCAGCGAAAACGGCGGACATCATGGCGGATGCCGAGCGCAAGGCGGCCGAGACGATAGATAAGCGCGTCGAAGCCATTACCAAGGCCATGCAAACCGCCGGGATTGTGATTCAGGCGCCAGGGATTGCGCCGGTGGGCGACACGATTCTGCAAGAGGCTGGCTGGACCGATGTTCAGCCGGCGGTTCCCGAGCAGGAATCCCTGCTGCCGCCGGCCGAGCAGCAAAACGAAATGTTCCCGCCGCAACCGCAACAAGCGCAAGCCCTGCCGCCACAACAGTAAATGAAGCCCATCCATTTTGACGATGCGCGAAGTTCTGCGCTGATTGCGCTCGCCGAAATTCGGAGAGACGAGAGCGCCCGGCAGAAAGTGTTGGATCTGGTCGAAACCATGATTTCCGGCTACCAGGCCAAGGGACTCGATTGCGTCGAGAAGGACATCCAGGCTATTCGTGCGGCAGCCGAGCAGCTTCAGCGCATCCGCAAAGGGCTCATGGAACAAGAGATCAAGGCCGTCGGACTGTTTCTAGGCTGACGGTTCATTGCCCGCTCGTCGGGCTCAACCCGGGATTTCCCGGAGAAGGAGAAGCGCGATGAATGCACCACAACAAGGCTTCGCCAAGGGATTCCGCGGCGAAGAGGATGAAACGATCAAGGGTCAGGAAATGCCGATGGGCGAGGCCGCTCCGATGGATACACCAATGGAAGGCGAGGCGGCTGGCGGCGAGGCCACTCCCGCTGTCGTGGTGGCGATCGGTGCGCCCGATGCCAAGTCCGACGCTGGTGAGGCCGGTGATGCGTCCGCCGCTGCTGCCGCCGAAGAGGGGGCTGCGGTAGAGGCTCCCGCCGCCGAGGCCGGCGATCTGGAAATGAACCAGTCCGAGAAAAGCTGGAACGGTCGCCTGACCGCCCGCGAAAAGGAACTCAAGGCCAGGGCCGATGAACTTGATGCCCGCGCCGCCGAGATCGAAAGCCAAAAACTGCCGACCTACGACGAGGCGGTAAGCACGCTGACGGCCGACTTCGGCGAAGACTTCGTGAAGTTGATCCAGGTGGTTGCCTCAGGCGCCACACGGGGCGAGGTCGAGACAAGCACGGCTGATCTGCGCGACAAGATTGACGGGATCACCGAGGGCGTGCGCGGCGCGTTTGGACAGGTCCACAAGGAAATGATCTCGTCAGTCCATGAAGACTTCGAGGAAATCGCCGAGTCCGAAGAATTCAGGGCGTTTATCGAGGGCATGGACGAAGAAGCCAAGGCCGCCGCGATGCAGATCATCGAAAGCGGTACCGCTCGCCAGATCGTGAAGTTGCTCAACGAGTTCAAGAAGACCTTGAGCACCGAAGGCAACGATAACTCGCGCTACGACGCCGATGCGCTCGATGCGGCTGCCGGGGTTCGCTCCGCCGGTGGCCGGGCGCCGTCGCTGGGTGGCGATGCCATTGCCGCCGGCAATGAAGTTGATCGCTTCCGGGCCGGCTTCAACGCCTAAAACCAGTTTTTCGCCATCCCCGGGTGGGCGATTCAATTACCCGGGCAATCAGAACGACAAGCAAAAAGTACCACGCGCCAGGCACGGAGAGCGGTGGGGAGGCGACACGTCCATGGACGCCGCAAATTCCCCGCCAGATGCTCGAAGAACGCAGGCATACGGCGGCACGCTTGATCTGCTGATGGGTGTTTTTTCTTTCATTGCAGTACCCAAACCCAAAGGAGATTCAAATGGCTACAACCGCAACTCTCTACGGCGACATTTCGCCAGAGGTGGCCGGTTCCGTAAGCAAGCAGATGCTTGAGCGCGGAATGCCGACCCTCATTCTCGACCAGTTCGGTCAGTCGCAGTCGCTGAAGGAGCATGGCACCACCCTGCTCAACTTCTTCCGCTACAACGCGCTGCCGTCGGACCCGACGGAGCTCGTCGAAGGCGTGAGCCCGGCTGGTCGCAAGCTGACCCGTACCAAGATCGCCGTGCGCGTCAAGCAGTACGGTGACTTCGTGCCGATCTCGGACGTGGTTCTCGACACCGCCGACGACACCGTGCTGCAAGGCGCGATGGACGTGCTGTCGCAGCAGGCCGCCGAAATGAGCGAGAAGATCATCATCAACGAGCTCAAGGCTGGCACAAACGTCATCTACGCCGCCAACGTGGCCTCGCGCAGCCTGGTCAATACCGTCTTCACCGACGCCGAAATGAAGCGCGTGGTCCGCGTCCTGCTCAAGCAGAACGCCGGCAAGGTCACGACGCGCGTTCGCTCGACGGCGGCCTTCGGTAGCGAGTCCGTGCATCCGTCGTTCATCGCCGTGGTACCCGCCGAGTTGATCTCGGCCGTGCGCGCGCTGACCGGCTTCCAGGATGCCAAGGACTACGGCCAGATCACGCCCTATCCGACCGAGATCGGCGCATGGAACGAGGTTCGTTTCCTGTACCACACCCTCGTTTCGGGCTGGACTGACATCGGCAACGGTGTTGCAGGCGGAACGCTGATCTCGACGACCGGCACCAACTGCGACGTGTTCCCCGTGATCATCTTCGGACGTGACGCCTACGGCAACGTGGCGCTGCGTGGCGAGTTCGCCATCACCCCGTCGGTGCGCAACCCGAAGCCGGCCCCCGGCGACGAGTTGGGCCAGACCGGCTCGGTGGGCTGGAAGATGATGAAGGCGGCCAAGATCCTCAATGATGCGTTTATGTGCCGCGTGGAATCTGCAGCGCCAGTGTAATCAGTCAGTTAGGTCGTTTAGTCTGATTGCTTCATCGTAACTTTCTGATGTTTGTCTCGCCCTGTTCGGATACGAGTGCAGAACATCAGCAAGAGCAACAGACACTGGCCTGACATGCCCTGATTCATCGCATCGAAACTGTTGCAAACAAGAGCCCGCTCCCAGCGGGCTTTTTCATTTCTGCAAAGGAGATTCAAATGGAAAAGAAAACCCAGGCGTTTACCTCCGGCCTTCTGGCCGAGGGCACCGGCGCCGGCACCATCCAATTCGCTGCGGCCATTCAGTTCCAGGTCGATGGCGTCATGGGTGTGAAGGCCATCACCGACAACATCGCCTTTGGCGTGGTCGGCGACAACCTGGTCGTCCCGACCGGCTACAAGCGCCAGTACCTGATCGGCCTCAACTCCGCGGGCACCGTGTCGTCCTACGCCGGCACGCTGTTCAAGGACGAAGTGGTCGATGGTGCGACCAAGTACCGCGGCTACCGCGAGGTCAAGGACGCAACCGGTCTGCCGACCCGCTACGAGCAGCTGTCGGCCCTGCAGGACTACAACAGCAACTTCTTGCCGCCCGTTCCTGACGGCATCTGCCCGGTGGGCGTGGTTTCGGTGGCTCCTGTCACCGCCGCCACCTTCACGGCCGGCACGACCGACCTGGGCGCTGCCAACGTCACGCCGACGTACAAGAACATCGGCGCGGTACCGGTATCCACCAACCTGTAACACCACGCTGCACCGCTGCAAGGAAAGGCCCGCTTCGGCGGGCCTTTTTCATTCCAAATTCCAAAGGAGAACCACATGGAAGGCACCATTACTGTCGGCAAGCCCGGCAAGGATTCCGTCAACAAGTACAGCAACAACCAGCCGGTCGACGTCACTCTGGCCGACTTGCCCATGAATCACCCCGATGCGCCCCACGTCACCATCCACCTGCAGAAGGGTGAGGGCGACGACGAGAAGGGTGGCGTTCCTGTTTTCATCAACGCCGAAAACTACTTCATGGTGCCGCGCGCCGTCGACGTCTCCGTACCGCTTCCGGTCTACGAAGTCCTGAACAACGCCAGGCGGACGCAGCTTTCCGAAGACGGCTCCGAGAGCTTCGAGGTCAACCGCTTCTCGATGTCCGTCAAGTCGCCGGCTCTGCCTCTCGGCCGGGCGTAATCGGCCATGGCAACCAAACCTTTCACCTACTTCCTTCCGGAAGTCGCGACCGAGGTACTTGGTTGCCCGCAGCCGCTGATCATCCACGCCATTCGCTCGGCGGCGATCGATCTTTGCCGCCGCAGCTTGGCCTGGATGTATCAGCCGGCCGTGTTCCTGACGGCCACGGATGTTGCCGAATACGCTTTCACGCTGCCCGCCGGCATGGATCTCGTGATGCCGACGGCGGTATTCCTTAATGGCGTGCCGATCGATCCTGTTGCGCTGGACAACGACGTTGATGTTGGTGCTCCGGTCGTGGATCTTGGGAGTGGTACCACCGTTCGCTACGCCATGAACGAGAACAATCAGCTTGTTCTCATGCCGGCACCGGCCTCGGACGACATCGAGATCACGGTCAGAGTGGCTGTCTGCCCAACGCGCGACGCCACAGAAATGGATGCGACGCTCGCCGACACCTTCTACATCCAGATTGCCTCTGGCGCCATAGCCAGTTTGTGTGCGCAGCAAGGCAAGCCGTGGAGCAACGAAGCCACTGCCACCTATCGGACCACGAAGTTCGAGTCCGGAGTTCTTGCCGCCGCCAATCGAAAACTCAAGGGCGGCACCACCAAGTCACTGTTCATGCGGCCACGGCTTTTCGCCTGAAACCCATCCAAGGAGATTCGGTTCGTGACCCCCCAAGACATTATCACCGAAGCCCGCCGAATCCTCAACGACACGGTATCGACGCGCTATCGCAACACCGATACCGAAATGCTGGGCTGGGTGAATACGCTGCTCGACATCATGGTGGATGTTCGCCCCGATCTGTTCTCCAAGATCGGCTCGCATACCTGCACGAATGGCGCGGAGCAGACGGCGGCTTTCACCCGCATTGCGCGCGTGCTCGACGTTCGCCGCGTGGTGGGCGGCAACGTGATCCTGCCCGCCGACAAGTCTGTCCTGGATGCTTTCAGTCCTGACTGGTACAACGCTACGCCGGCCGCCGCGGTGAATTGGATGCCGGGTATCTCACCCTTCAAGTTCTACCTTTCCCCGCCCGCGCAGAACACGCAATCCGTCGAAGTGCAGTACGCCGAAGCACCGGCAACGCTGACGCTGACCGACCCCGTTCCCGTCTCCGACAACTACCAGCCGGCGCTTGTCTCCGGGGTGGTCGGCTGGTGCGAAACCAAGGATGACGAGTCGGTTAATTCCAATCGCGCGAGTCAGTTGAAGGCTGATTTCATTGCGCTGATCAAGGGAGTCGCCTAGTCATGGCCTACAAAGCAAGCAACAACGCCACGTCGACCCTCGCCGGTCCGCTGACCGCGGGCGATACCAGTCTTTCCGTTCAGACCGGACACGGCGACCGCTTCCCTCAGATCACGGCGCCGGATTACTCCTATCTGACGTTTGAAGACACGATCGGCAACATCGAGATCATCAAAGTCACC